TCTTTCTGCCTTCGCATCATCTAGCATGGCCTGCATGGCACTCTGGTTAAGCAGCCTCTCCCACCTAGCGTACTCTCTGGGCGTACAAGGTAGACGCTCAATCATGCCCTTGTAGTCTGCCATCTCTGTCTGCAAGTCTACGACATCTCTCTCGTACTTGTCTATCTTCGCTTGACAGAAATCATAGAACTCTTGTGTCACCTCATCATTCTTTTCTGTACCACACTCGGAACACTTCCACGAACTCTTGGCACCTACACCCTGAGCTACTACCTTTCGTGCCTTACTAAGGTGTGGCACATTTAGATTTTTGATCTCCCGCTTGATGGAGTCCATCTTGATAGAGCATTTCGTATTCCTCTTCTCCCACTCAATGAGGCCATCGAGCGTATACTTCTCAAGGATCTCTTGCTGCCTTTTGGTGAGGGTTTCACCAGTGATATTTTCTTTGTATTTTTCAATGTCACGGTCTAGTTTATTAATAAGAATTTCACACTCTTTTATTTCACCTCGAAGATCGCTACGCTTGTTCTTGATCTTTGCTCGCATGTCAAAGATGTAATCGAGATTGAGGAACCTGTTGATAATCCTACGCTTATCGTCAGGTGTAGCGTTAAGGAAGTCTACACTTGAATGCTGTCCGAATACAACGGCAGCCATGAAGGTCTTGTAGTCTACTCCTAGCTTCTGCTCAATAAGCTCTTGCGTCTTACTAGCGTGGTCTTGAGTATGCTCCTCACCTTTAATAAAAACTTTAAGTGACGAAGGCTTTCTGGAGCGGCGGATTACAATCTCATCAACCTCCAATTCCACCACGCATCCTCTACCCGCCTCGCCATTAACCATAGCGTCTTCCGTACTCTTCCGAATACTTTTACCAAACAGCCCGTATACAATAGCCTCCAGAATAACTGATTTGCCTGACCCATTACTTCCTCCTGAATCTTTATTCGTTCCTTCTATAGTTACTATCCCATTGTATTTGTCGAAATTAACTTCGCCAAATTTATACGAATAAAAATTCTCAAAAGTTACGGATTTAATCTTCATTTCTCAACTCCGAAAGCGCAGCCAGTAGTTGCTCCTCAGTCCACTCAGTCTTGGCTCCCTGAACATACTGTCTTATTATATCATCATCGACACTGAAAAGAGAATCACTTTCATAATGGCTCATCTCTTCTTCATCGTATGCTGGACGATACTTGATGTCCCAATGAGTTACATAGGGATAACGCTCCTTGAGATCCCAGAGAAGGTTGTCGGTTACATCGTTGGATGTCACCATGAGGCGCACAAGGACTTGCTTGCGGTCCTTATAGAGGTCAAGCACATCGAGGTCGGAGGGCTCTAGGAGCAGGTGCTTAGGTCCTGTGTCCATCTCCTCCATGAAGAACTCTCCGTCCTTTAGGATTCCGTAGAACTTCTGTCCGATGTCTTGGAAGCAGGTGGAGTATGGAGTGCCAAGGACTCTAATGTTTCCCCTTTCAGAAGCGTGGTGAATATGACCCAGTATAGTGAGATTATTAAACTGGTCGCTACCAATATCGCAATCGGCATCACCAGAATTGTTAAGGGCACCATCAAAACCAAAGTGCCCAAATACGACAGCACCTTCTGGAGAGTTTGCCAATTCATTTTCTATTACCTTTTGATCCTCGTAGTGTGGGATGAAGTGATAAGTACAGTCGGTAAAGTTTACGACAGTAGGTTTCTCAATGACGCGAACACTGCCCGCAGACGAGAAGACAGCGTTACGCTGCAATACAGAAAGAATGGTGATACCATCATCAGCTTTTGTGGCGCTGTCATGATTACCTCGCAGGATGAACACATTTTTCTTTACTCCTTTAAATAGTTCGATTACATCAAGGATACATTCAGGCGAAGGGCTCCGCTTGTCAAACACATCACCAAGAAATACGACATTATCAGACACCATTCCCATAATGAGATCTCGAATACATTTGATTTGTTCATGTCGTAGTGCCCTGTTCGTATTGTGAAAGTGTGTGTCTCCAATTACAAGTGTTCGCATCACCATTTATCCTCTGGACAAGATTCAGTGAGCCATTTAGTTTTAACATCAAGATAACACCCACAGACTCCACAGGTGCGATCCTCTAACATCATAGGACAAGCCTCGCAAATTGCAAGGCGTTGTTTGGAAAACTTTGATCTTCTGAATCCTGATAGAGCCCAGCGAACAAAGGCTTTCAGGAATCTAAAAACTTTAGACATTATGCTTTAGTGCAGTCCAGCTTATAGGGTATAGCTCTTTTATAATTAGGTCTACCGCTTTTGCATACCGCTGCGTCTCGTATTGTGTATGCTCCTCTGTGCGAAGCTGGTACATGTGGTGCCAGCCTAGAAGCGTGCCAGTAGTAACCGTAGTGGTATACATTGATTGAGGTAGAATAGCCCTAGCCATTTCGGGAGCAACTCCTGCCGTTAGAAGTCGCTTATACTCATTATAGGCAACTTGTTCAGCGTTATCATATCGCTCTCTACAGAAATCGTTTTTGCCGAATGGTTCAACATGTTTCGAGCCTTGTTTGATTCCCTTATCGGGTCGGGCTCGAAATACAACTGGGCTGTAGAACTCTGGCTCGGAATCAATATACCTTCTAGACACTTCGGACCAACTGAATCCAACTTGGTGCTTGCCCAACTGGCGAAGCACAAACAGAGGGGCATGGATGCGAAGAGTAACATTGGGATGCCTGAAAGGCAGTACATGGCGTTCTCTCGCAAGGTAGTTAATAAGCTTTGCATCTTTCTCAAAATCAAACTCTTCATGTTGTTTATCAAATGAACATCGTGCAGCGTTTACAACAAGCAAATCACCGTCAGGAGTGTGGGATAGTAGTTCGACATACCCGTTATCTAAACATTCAATTTTCATCTAAGTAACCTATTAGCTCGTCAACATTTGTAGGAACACCATCCGCGAAGTGTACTTCTAGTCCATCACCGAAAGAGCGGCCTACCTCAGCGTCAATTTTAAGTGGTACGGCGAACTCTAGATTGAACACCTCACGGATGGTTGGATAATTTACTAACTCATCATAGACGATCTCAAGCGTCTTTTGCACTTCTTCTTTAGGACATACTAGCTCGATACTGTCGTGAACCGTAGCGACAGCACGGGCTTGCATACCATCTAGGCGTTTCTTGAGTCCAACCAGACCACATAGAAGGATGTCTGATGCAGCGGACTGGATGGTGAAGTTGAGTCCTTGACGCATAGCACGCGCTTGGACTTTGGGATCACGCGAACTCACATCGGTAAGTCTACGCTTGCGACCAAAGATCGTCTCAGCGTACTTGTTCCTACGAATGAAATCATTCACGCGCTCCATGTAACGGAAGATACCGGGATACACACGCTGATAGTTCATGATAACATCCTCAGCACGCTTCATCGAGATACCCATAGTCTCACTCAGGTTGAACGCACCACCACCATAGACGATCAGGAAGGATACCATCTTGGCAATCTGTCTCTCCTCCTTCGTGATCTCTTCCTTGCGGAATAGTAGCTGCCCTGTGTAAGTGTGGAGATCGACACCAGACTTGAACGCCTTCTGCATAGCAGGTTCGTCCGCAATATGAGCTAGAACGCGGAGTTCCATCGCTGAATAGTCTACAGTAATGAACGCCCAGTCGTCTGGTGCCTTGAACATACTACGAATGTTAGTCTCCGTAGTGCGTGGAAGGGTGTGAAACGAGACGCCCATAGGTTTCTCTGCTGAATACATCGAGCAGGAGAGGCGACCAGTAGAAGTACCATCCATCTTGTAATCAACAAAAACTTTATTACACTGATTATACTCTACGGCGGCGCGAGTTCCGTTGATGTAAGTCTTGAACAACTTCTCAGACTTGCGTAGATCCAGAAGCCCATCTAGGAACCTCTTGGCTCTACGAAGCTTCTCGGTATCCGCATCCTTAAGGATACGCTTCGCTACCTTCTTGCACTCTTCTCTGTTGTTCCACTTAGCCACGGGACTCTAGCTCCTCGTTCACAAATTCTAGTAGTAGTTTTAGGGTAGGGGCTGACACAGAAGGCTTCCCTTTAGGAGTCTTATCAGGTGGGTATAGGCAGAAGCCTTCTGTGTCAGTGTACAGGATCTCGATCAGATCGTTATTAGATGATAGGTTCCGAGAGGTGTTTACTTCGGGAAACTCGTAGAGATTATCCTCGTTGTTGATGTTCTGAATGTTAAGCTCACGCCCGACTCCATCCAGAGCCCCTAGATCGACCTCTAAGCCATCGAACTCCATGTCCGTGAATGCAGTCAGGGCAGGCTCAATAACGCTCTCTATGAGCGGGAGAACTCCCTCAGATTCAAGCTTCTCATGGATCAGGTCATACAGCTTGAGAGTGAAGTACGAGTCCATCGCATTTCCCTTAGCACAATCAGCAAGGGAGATGTTGGCCCAATCAAACTGGTTAGGATTATTTACTGTAAGCATTAGAACTTGGCAATCTCGTCAGCGAAGTACAGACGGACTAGATCCATCAGACTCTTGGGTAGGTTCTCGTCTACGAAGTGGTGCATGACCTTGGTGTCAGCAGGGTTCACCACCTCTACATTATAGCGTTTAAGGAACTTAAGGTCAAACTTCGCGTTGTGAAAAACCTTTTTGTTGCGAGGGTTCTGGAGAACTGTACGCAGAGCAGCTAGAACATCGTTGAGATCCAGAGTGCCCTCCTTGTGTTCCACAGGTACTACCCAGTTCTTCTCCCTACTAGAGATCGCCACCGTTAGAATCTTGTCTCGCAAAAAATTTAACCCTGTAGTCTCAATGTCACAGGCGATTGGCTCCTCGATAGTCTCTAGCGTGAGGGCCATGTCCAGCAACTCTTCACCAGTAGAGACTAGCTTGTACTCCAGCTTAGACTCACTCGCCTTGCCCAAGATAACCTTGTCAAGAGCATTCTTGATATCCACCTCGAATAGATACTTGTGTCGCGGCTCTGCAATCACCATGTAAGGGTGGTAGATAGGAACCACAATGCACTTGTGTCCTGCCTCTGTCTCGTAGTCGAACATGCTTCCACGCTTGTTCGTAATACCACTCTTCTTGATGAGCATCTTCATAGGAAGGTTGCCACAAGCGAACACCAACTTAGGCTTCACCTTGTCAATCGTATCCATGAGATGCTCTCGACATAGCTTCATGTTGTTCGGAGACATATCGGCCTCCTTCACACTCGGACACTTGACCGAAGCTGATACCTTGTACTTGGTTGATGTACCCTCTAGGACCTCACGAAGCAGAGCTAGTTCAGGCTGACTGAACGGTGAAAATTTTCCGCGAGCAAGCTTCAATGAATCGGATAAGAAGAGGACTGGAGACTCGGAGAGAGCCTCGTAATCCATGATACTATGCTCGGGTTTGCGCTGGGAAAGGATGGAACACCCGATGCACTTAGGGTTTCCCACCGCTTCGATGTCGGAATACAGAATGTCTAGCTCTTTCATGGACTATTATAGGTAATGGGAAGAAAAATACACTACATTGATAATGGCAGATTTGAGGAGCTTATCAAGTTATACGCTGCTGATAAGTCTGCCCATGAGGATGAACTCATGGGTATGTTTGATCTGTTAATATCAAACATCGCATCTGGTTTCAAGTTTACAGTTGACCATGACGATGCGAAACAGGAATGCTTCCTTCTTATTCTCAAGACCCTTCCCAACTTTACACCTGACAAGGGATCAGCATTCAACTACTTCACAACCGTCATAGTCAACAATTTACGCCTGCTCTATACTAAAGACAAGAAGTACGAGCAAAAGATTGAGAACTACATTGAGACTCACAGGCCCAAAGACTTGTAAATCATCGGAAGGTAGTCCTCCGATAGGACCTTATCCTTGTTCAGACTCACAAGGTGAGGAACCTTGGTCGTGTTGTAGATCACAAATGCGTGAGGCATTGAGAAGCTATCAACAAGGTACAGAGGCTTCTGCTTCTTGTAGTCGATAAGGCGGGAGATAACTCGCTCGGAGTGCTCATCCCAGAGGGAGTAGAAGAGGATGTTCATCTTCTCACCCGTCTTCTTTTGTTGTTTAATAATTTTGTTTAGCTCGTTCTCAGTTTCGAGCTTGATAATTCTATTTTCCATCATTCTTCTTCGTCGTCGCCTTCGATGATCTCGCTATCGCCCTCTTCTTGAGCGACACCCGACAGCTTGCCGTTCTCGTCAAAGGTGAACCCGGAAGCTTCATACTGCTCGCGGTTCTCTTCGATGTGCTTAACTAGGTTGCTAGTAAGCTGCTCCTCTAGGGTGCGAACACCCGCAAAGAAGATCGAGCGGACAAATTCATCAAGCGAAAGCCCCTCTGGCTTAACGCTGTTGGCGAAGCTAGTGAAAGCCTCAGTCTCTTCTTGAGACAGTTTCAAAGTTAGTTTCATTCTATTCTTACTCCGATGAGTGGTTTTGACACCCCACTTAGTAGGGTTCGGTAAGGTCTTCATACGGTCTATAATAGTCTAGATGGTTGACAAAATGAAGGACAATTTCGATTTATCTAATCTTAGGAAGAAGCCTAAGCGCAAGAACAGCAGAGCCAAGGGTGCTGCGTTCGAGAACAAGGTAGCTAAGATACTCAATGATAGATTCAATACCTCAGAATTTTCAAGAACTCCGGGATCAGGTGCGTTCGCTACAACACATAAGCTGCCTGATCATCTAAAACTTTACGGTGATCTAATCACGCCTCAGAATTTTAGATTCATTATAGAATGTAAGAAGGGGTACAACGAGCAGGGACTACATTCTTTACTGGACTATGACAGTAAGATCTGGGAATGGGTATCCACAATGGAAAGAGATGCTCACGCAGCACAAAAATCGCCAATTCTTTTAATGGCTCAGGATCGCAAGCCTATAGTATGCATCCTAGAGTTTGATAAGAGCTTGGGTGACACCTCAAACCCTTACTCGATATTACATGGAGAAAGAAAAACATACATGATGTTATACTTAGATGATCTACTTACCCAACCAGATCACTTCTTTCTCCAAGCAGCTTAGACAGTAGTTGTTGTTGTTGGTATAAGAACTGGTGTAAAAGATCTACTGTTTCTTTTACTGCTTTTTTAATGGCATCATACTTACTAGCTCTCTTGGTAACTTCTAGTCCGGTGGATGTCATAACAATTGTTTCTACAACATTTCCATCCTTATCAAGTACACGCATTCTACCTGAGCCGCTATCGTACAGCGTGTACTCTCCTGAAGCAAGTTTAGCCGATGTATCTGCTACATCGTTATTATTTGATCTACAAGTTTGTCTTCGATCACCAAGCTCTCTACCCACTCGAAGACACTCGCCATCAGTGCCACACATCATAAGAAATCTGTGAGCTACATAATCCGTCATCTCTTGATTGACCTTATATCCGTTTTTGGTTTTGCCGCCCGTGCGTGATTTTTTTAGTTGATCCCCGAAAACCGCTTGATCTAATTCAGCTTGAACAAGGTCTAATGCTTCTTGTTCTTCTGGCCCTAACGGCTTCCCCTTTGAGAGTTTGGTCATGGCACTCTTCGCAAGTCTTGCTGTTTTCTTTTTGTTAGGATCTTTAGTTTTTTCTACCCAGCGGTCTACTACATCATGGCCTCCGATCACGCCTTGAGCAGTCCTAAAGTTCTCTGCTTGTCTTAACCTATCTCTAGTATCATTCATTTCCTTCTGGATCTTTCTAGCGTTTTGTGAAGCACCTTCTCTAGCTGAGTCTAAGGTATCGTCTACATATTTAACCATACCTCTCTCTTCCTCTGGAGCAGCAGGGCTAAAGGTACTTGACGCTCTCTTATGCGAACTCTGACCTTTTGCTACATCACTCTGTGAGTCGTTTATAGTTTTGAGTTCTATAGGGATGCTTATCGTTCCGTCAGGGTTCGGTTTAATGCTTCGTATACCTCTACCGGGACCACAAGGATTTGCTCCGGGAGATCCTTCAGGAGGTTCTGTACGATCCTTACCATCGTTATATCCTACAGTAGTGTCTACAGTATCATCTAGAGGCTGGATCTTGTCAAGGTTTGCCTGTATCTCAGCATTACTTTCAAAAGGTTTTACCCCATCGGCAGTGGATAAGGTTATGTGTGGGTTAGGGTTAGACGAGTTAGGATTATCTACGAGCAGCACATCAACCTTATCTGTTGTTAGTCTACCAGTAATCTTTAGTTGCTGCTTCTCCCCTACAGGTAATCCTTCTAAACTATCAGGCTTAAACTCATTAGTGGAATGGTGATAGAAAGAGTTGGGATGTACTTGAGGGAACTTCTCCTTTAATCCTTCAGGATCATCTACCATGTTAGCTGAGTAAAGAGGCTTGCGAGGCTTCTTCTTGCCCTTCCCTTTGCCTTCGCTAATTCCCTCCTTCACTTTAGCAGAGCAGTCTTCGTCCATGATCTTCTCAAAGTGAGCGTAAACATTCTCACAACTAGCATCATCACATTTGTATGTTACAATTACATCAGCCTTGTTTCCATAGCGTTGTGAATCCTCTTGACCCACAGCCTTAGCCTCCACTATTTCAAGATCGCCGTGCAACTCTTCATCAAACTCTTTATTGACGACCAGCATAACAGCTAAACCTAAACCAAGTTTCTCACCACAAGCATTTACAAGATCTTCTACTGCTTCTGGGTCCATGTTAAGTTCTTTAACTAAGAATCGTTTGATCCCATCTACCGTGCGAGCGTCTTGAGCATCATCTGATGTAGGAAGTAGTTCAGCTAATAAAGTCTTCTGGCCTTTTGAGAACATGTTTAGAATGTCCTCTGCACTTCCGTTAGCTAGAGCATCTTGAAGAATCTTTATTAATTGCTTCTTCGCTTTTTCAGCACCAGCCTTATCACCAGCGGCAGTAGCTCTGTTTAGTGCTTGGATGGCGGCTGCACCAGCCATGAGGTGTTCTGCGATAACACCACGCTTGGCGTAAAGGCTTCCTCCCTCTGTCTGAGGTTGTATATATTCGATGTTCGGAATATACGGTTTTGGCTCCTCTAAATCTTCGTACTCCTTGTTCCTCCTATTTATCTCCTCCTGAATATCATCCAACATCATTCTAATAGGGTGCATGGCCCTAGCTGTTGAATCAGTAGAGTAAGTTACATATATGCCGTCAACTAATACACCCCCACTTTCATCTACTTTGAATAGTTCAGAGAACTTTTTTAATTCTTCATCAGGGAAGTTAGCTCTCTCCTCTGGAGACATCTGTTGAAAATTTGTATATGAAGTTATAGCTCGACCTAGCTGATTAACTATATTAGCTTTTTTCTGAGGATCGAGGAACTCATCGTTTGTTATTCTGTTTGGAACCTCTTCAATCAATTCTGATCTAGAAAGCTCAACGGGCCTGCCCTCCTTTAATCCTTGTAGGAAAGCAATATAAAGTTGCACTCTATTTCTAGCTGCTGCGCCCGAAGATCCTCTTCCTAATGTTGGATCAATATAAAATGGAGAACCGGGCTGCTTACTAGCCCAGTCCAAAACACTTAAAAGATAGTCTATGTTTTGTTCTACAGGATCTATTTCCTCCTCCCCTCGCCCGCCTTTTCCGTCACCCTCATCACCACCAAGAATCATTTGCCAAAGCTTTTTAGCTGTTTCACTATCCTCTAATGGCTGACCTGTAGCATCAATGATGGTCGCATTCAGACGCCCTGCTGATGCTACGACCGCTCCATCTTTAGATTTGCTAAACTGTATGTCCCCGTAACCATCAATAGGACCTTTTTCAGCAGGAGCTTTACCTTGAATATCTGATGCCGTTTGGGACTTACCGTCCTCTTGCTCAACAATGGACATCTTGAACTTCCTCTTCTTGAGAAGGTCATAGCTTTCCAGTAATGCGTAGTAATAATCCATCATTCTATTATAGGTAAAAGCCCAACCCAACGGTGAGTGCTGGGTTGGGCTTAATTAAGATTGACTTTTTTGCAGTTGAGTTAAATCAGCCTGCGAAGGTTTTGTGCTGAAGGAAATCGTAACGGAAGCCCATCTCTATGGTATGGAACTCGTTGGTTGAGTAGTTGAACTCAGCAGTCTTCCAACTGATTGGCATAAGACCCATCATGATTGTCTCAGCGATAGGACTACCTTGAGCATCTAAGTGGTAGAGGTTAGCCTTGCATTTGAAGCCGTCTTTTGGAGCAACACCACCTCCAGCAGCACCGGGAGCAGTGTTGAAGCGCCCTGTTATTGGGTTGTAAATGCTTTGGAACCATCTGTATAGGGCCTGCGAAACTTCTGCATTAGTGCCGTAGAAGTTATCAAAGGTTACAGTAAGCTCCTCTGGGCTGGCTTTACCGGGATAGAATACCTTATCGTTGACGCGATGAACTTCAATGGGTTCAATTGAGAATCCTACTTGAGAAACTTGCTTGCAAGCAAGAACTAGATCTCTTTCGTCAGCAAGGCCGTCGATGATTCCGTCAGGAATATCAGCAAAGTGTAACTCAAACTGATAAGTTCTTACAGAATCAAGCCCCTGAGAGATAAGAGGAAGACCTTCGCCTGCTTCCTTCTCTCTGAAGTTCTCAGCGTCGATATAGATTGGTGATGTTGCCATGATTAATTATTTAGTATCAGAGTGATCCGAGGTTAGCGGATTGAGAGGTGAGGTTAAGCTCGAAGATTACCATCTCGGCAGTCTTGGTAGGCTTGATTAGCACCTTGGTCCACATCTCGTTTCTGTCAACGCGAAGTGGCGTGTTAGTGGTTTCGTCACAGAAAACCTTGAACTCAGTGATACCTCTGCGGCGAGCGATATCATCAAGAAGGGGGTTGACAAGACCTTCTACTCTAGCCCAAGTGAATCTATCGTTAGGCTCGAATACAAGACGCTGAGTAGAGGCAAGGATAACCTTGCGGAGGTAGATCATGAGTCTGCGGACATTGATTCTGTCTAGAGCAGAAGGATCTCTTTGAGTGGTTCTTTGGCCCCAGACAGCGATGCCTCTTTGGGGGAAGTTAACCATTGGGTTGAGAACATTACCACCACTGTACATGGTGTCTCTGTCGCCTTGGTTGAGGACAACCTCAGTCTCAAGAGGCTTGGTAAGTCTACCGCGAACGAAGCCAGCGGGAGCGAACCAAGGATCGGATACTGAATCAGTGTAGGTCATTTGACGAACAGCGAAGATAGCGGGATCGTACCAGCGATCCTTACCATCGAACACTGAGAAGACCTTGAGCCAAGGCCAGTAGAGAGCAGCGTAAGAGCTATTGATAGCAGCAGTACGAGTCTCGCTCAAACCGTTTGACCAGTCGATTGCGTCCTGTAGTCTACCGATGTTATACTTGGGAGAGAGGACAGCAAGGAAGTTCTGAGTAGTCTCAGCCTTCGTGATGAGTGCGTTCTGAATAGAAGCGATATCACCA